ACTCCGTCCAAAGGACCCTGTCCACTAGTGGATGATGGAGCAGTAGCAGGAGTTGTTCCTTCAAATAAATTAACACCGTTGTAAGCATCTGCTCCGATGGAATCTAAAAGTTTTCTCTTTCTCTCTTTGGCTTCTTTCAATTTTCTCTCTTGTTTTGCAAAATCTTGCTTAGGTTGTTGTGCCCTGGTCTCAACAATTCGTTCAGAACCAGAGGTTCCCTTCATAACTTCACTAATGATAGTAGAAAGAGCGCCTTCTTCGAATATTACTTCTTTGATGCACTCTTTAATTAGCGGCTTTAACATTTTCTTTAGTTCGTTCTTTTTCATTTAATCCTCAAGTATTTTCTTAAATAAATAATAACCGATGTTTTGT